CTCGCGAAACTCGTCGATGTCGGTGCGCTTGCCCTGGAAGGGGATAGAAGAGAAGTCACCAAACTCAGTAAAGTCTCCGTCCTTGATAGAATAATTTCGACACTGCTCAGGAGTTCCTCTAGCGAGCTCGACGTGTGCTCCTTGAAAGAGATTTCGGACCCAAGAGATTCGTTTTCGTTCGACGAAAGAGACATAACCTTGGAGGTGAGGAGTACCGGTGGTAGGAGCGATTTCCTGTCCGTAAACAAGATAATGGTATGAGGCGGGGGGGATATCACGCAGTTGTTGTAGTGTTAACGCTGTATAGTTATTCCAAGTAAAAACATATTGTTTTCCACGAAGCGACATGGTGCAACAACAAAAACAACGGCGTCCAGAAGTAAAAGAGAAAAAAGTGAGCTAGGTAATAATGTACTAGCTCACGTTTCATTTTCTCTTTTTCATTATTTCATGCCACAATGTCGTGGCTTGAGTACTTTAAGTCTACTGGTCCGTACCTACCCTACGTAGTTGCTACGCCAGTTTCAATGGCTTACAAGAGACGCACGCGCATGCGCGCGAAGATGACGCGACGCGTCAGACGACGTGTCACTAGACGTGCACGACCGACCCGGCGTTCGAATCTTGCAAGATTCAAGCGGCGTCAAAGAATGGCGATCGGTGTGAGTCCAAGTGATCGCAATAAGACCCACACTAGCCTCGTGTCAGTCAAGAGTGCGAATGGAAGAAACACTAACCCTCTCGCCACATTGGCACTATATGGTGCTGATGCCACAAGAATTGATAAAATGTCTGGTACCTTTAATAGGTCTGATAGATTCTTTCAACAAGTAGATTACAGGGGCCTGCGTTATGAATTTGCTATACGCAATGCATTATCAGACCCTGTTATATTCAACTATGCTGTTATTTCATTCAAAAATGCAACATATACCCTTGAGGACACGACATATCCTGCGGAACCTTACCAGGCCCCTGGTCTTGCTTCTGATGGTTTCTTTAGATTCAATGGTGACTCTAGAGATGAGAACTTTGATAATTCCTTGGCTGCCATGGCTATTAACTATGCACCTATTAGTACTGATCAGTATAATATACATATGCACAAGAGGGTTCTATTAGGTCCAAGACCTGTAGGATCTGATTGGAACCACCAAGTCAGTACCTATAGGCACATTAAAGGTTATGTGCCCATCAAAAGGACCCTTAGGTACAATGATGACACTGACACTAAGTGTGAGAACCCTATTTGGGTTGTCTATTGGATAAATCCATTTCATAGTGATAGTGGGGCTCTTAAAATACTTCAAGCTTGTTATGTTCAACAATTTCATGTTGCATACTTCAAGCAAGTAGTGTAAAAAAAGGCGACAAGCCCCGCAATATTTAGAATTGCTTTGTCATCTGTTATAGACAAACCTAAGATTCTATGCTCGATTACCATCGAGCTAGAAGGGATGCTCGATGGTAATCGAGCATGGGCGCCTCCACGCTTTGTCTATAACAGATGACAAAGCTTTTATATAGCCCCCCCTTGACCCACCCCCTCCCCTTTTAAAAGATAAAAAAAAATAAACCGTTGGATTTACATATAATCACTTGTAGTTACTAGTTATTAATTAAAGATTTAGAATGTCAAAGCGGTCCGCGCTAAGCTTTGTGAGGTCGGGCTGTTCGTTGCAGAAGACACAGACATGGGTCTTGTACAACATACGTTTGGTGACGGACATGTACTTGGTGGAGAATACGAGTCGGTCCTTGATAGACTCAAGGATACCATATTGCAGGTACTGCATTTGGTCACGGGGGACGTTGATAAGGAAGACTCGCTTGGTTCTGTCGACGGCATAAGCAAGATCATCCCGTTTACCAATCGAAAGGAACATACCATCATCATTGTCAGTTAAATACTTGCGAATAAACCAAGTCTTACCAGCGCCACCAACAACATCAACAAAAAATTTGATCTTACGGTCGTTAACAGGATCCAACGCTAGCGTAGCCGCTAGATTGGCCTGCCAGCCGAAGCGATAATCAGCAGTTTCCAATACAGGATTAGGAAAAATAAAGTCACGAAGCTCCAAAAGGCGGGTCGCGTATCGGACGTATAAGCTTGTAAAGTTAATTGCAATGTGAGCATTCGAGGGATACTCAGTTTGCTCTACAAGCCACTCGCGAAACTCGTCGATGTCGGTGCGCTTGCCCTGGAAGGGGATAGAAGAGAAGTCACCAAACTCAGTAAAGTCTCCGTCCTTGATAGAATAATTTCGACACTGCTCAGGAGTTCCTCTA